CGACTGAGCCCCAGTGATTACCTGGGGCTGCACCGACGCTACGCCCAGCTGTTAGGCGATGGGCCGCAGACTTTGTCGCTGTCAAAGGAGCGTGAGGAGGAGATACGCAAGCAGCTCTCCGAACTGTTCGACGGCATGATGCGCACGCTCTACTCGTTGGAGGGATCGCAGTTCCGCATTGAGGTGCTGGCCGAGCCGAAAATCCAGAAGTTCATCGATGCCCATGCCGGTGTGCTGGACTCCACTTTCAAAAAGGTGGAGATGTCCGATGCCATGCGCAAGCGGCTCCAGCGGTCTGATTACATCTTCTCCGGCATGAAAACATTCCACGAGTTGAACGAGGCGTTCCCGTCCTTGCTGGATTCTAACGGCAATAGAAAGACGTTCGAAGCCTTTTTGAATGATGTTCGGAAGATAGACAACACCTACAACTCCAACTACCTCCGTGCGGAGTACAACTTCGTACAGTCGTCTGCGGAGATGGCTGCCAAGTGGGAACGGTTCTCTGAGGACGGCGACCGCTACAACCTCCAGTACCGCACGGCTGGCGATGGCAAGGTGCGCCCGGAACACGCTGCGCTTAATGGCGTGACGCTTCCGCCGTCAGACCCGTTCTGGGAGGAATATTATCCACCAAACGGATGGAACTGCCGTTGCACCGTAGTGCAGGTGCGCAAGTCCAAATATCCTGCCACACCCCACGATGAGGCAATGGCGCTTGGCGAAGAAGCTCTTCAACGTGACACAAAGGGCATCTTCCATTTCAATCCAGGAAAGGAAGACAAGACCATACCAGACTACAACCCCTACACTATTCGTCGGTGTCGTGACTGCGATGTCGCAAATGGCAAAATCAAGCTGGCGAGATTTGTTCCAGAGAATGAGTTGTGCGAAGCGTGCAAGCTACTTCGGTGCATCAAAGATGTTCAAAATGAACACATAGAAAAGAATCGTTCCTTATATGGCAAACTCATCAAAGATGATAAATATAAAGATGTTGCCTTTGATGAAAAGAACGGGGGCTTAAAAGCCACCCATATTGGGCACAACTTAGACAAAGACAAAGGCTGGTATGAAACCACAATACAAGATGTTGGATATAAACATGGGCACTCTGTTATCTTAGAGGAAGAGCCTCAGAATGTGTATAAAGGAAAGAGTTGCGAGGGACTTTGGGATAATCTTAAATTCGAGGTCGCCGGTGCAGAAAGTGGCACATCTAATAATATTAGAAATGCTCTCAAACATTGTGCATCTAAACCAGAATCAAAAATCGCAGTTTTATTCTTCCCTAACGGTAATTTCTCAGCGGAGAACTTCCAAGCTGGTCTTGCAAAATTCAATGGTCTCCAGGGAACATCCCAGTATAAGAAGTTTGATTTGATTTACTGCATACAAGGAGAAGAGATAGTACAAATAAAAAAGCCAAGTTAGAAAACTTGGCTGGAACGAGAGCGGGTCTCTAAAGGTTACCCCATCCCTCGCATTGCAAAGGTAATAACAAATTTTCAAAACACAACAAGTTATGAACAAAATTTTCTCATTTCTAAAGAAAAGCAACCGCTATAAGCATCTTATCGGCGGTTTATTGGTTGGTCTGTGCGCCTTGTCACCATGGGCAGCCATCTATTCTGCCATCATCGCAGCCTCAGGCCTCGAACTCAAAGACAAGCTTCACGGCTGTCCTTGGGACTAGATTGACTGGGCTTGCACAGTGCTCGGAGGCTTCATCGCAATGTTATTTTGGCTCATTGTGTAATATTCATTCATCTTTTTGCACAGAGAATGAGTAACTTTGCAAACTGGTAGAGTTTCCCATAGGCCGTGTGGTCTATCGCGGGTACAACAATGCGAACGCGAATGGCGGTGTCTCGAATGCGAATGCGAATAACGATGCCTCGAATGCGAATGCGAATGTCGGCTCGCGCCTGGAAATCTAACTAATCGGCGTACAACGATGGGGACGTGTCCCTAATGTGGAGCCGAGGGAAACGAGCCACAGCAAAAGCACCTGTATTCAAGGCGGAAAGCTGAAACATCAAGTGTCGGGCAATAGAGTTTGGTAGGTCGGTAACGATTCGAAGAAGTTTGGCCCGGGGAAAGGAAGGCCCTTATCTTCCATCACAAAAAAAGTCCATGCACAGAGAAGGCTATATCATGCAAGAGATAACGTCCTACGGCAACATGTCGGAGGCGTTTGACCGTGTACTGCGTGGAACAAAGCGAAAGAAATGCCGTCAAGGACGCTATCTGCTCGCACACCGCGAGGAGGTGATTGCAGAACTGACAGCAAAACTTGCCGACGGTTCCTTTCGACTCGGCAGCTATCATGAACGCATCATCTGTGAGAATGGCAAAGTAAGACACCTGCAGATTATATCCATGTACGACCGCATCGCAGTGTATGCCGTGATGAACGTGGTGGACCAGCATCTGCATAAGCGTTTCATCAGGACGACTGGAGCAAGTATCAAGAAGCGTGGCACACATGATCTCCGCAAGTGCATGCAATTGGACATGGAACGTGACCCCGAAGGCACACGCTACTGCTACGAGTTCGACATCAAGCATTTCTATGACAATACTAAGCCTGAGTTTGTCATGTGGTGCTACCGCAGAGTATTCAAAGACAAAATCCTGCTGTCGCTCCTGGATCATTTTCTTCATCTTCTGCCGGAGGGTATCAGCTTCGGGTTGCGAAGCTCACAGGCTTCTGGCAACCTCTTGTTGTCCGTGTTCCTCGACCATTATCTGAAGGACAAATACGGCATCCGCCATTTCTACCGTTATTGCGATGACGGTAGAGTGCTCTGTGGCAACAAGCAAGAAAATTGGCTGGCACACGGCATTGTACATGAGCAAGTCGAAAAAATTGACCTTGAAATCAAGAAGAACGAAAGGGTATTCCCATCAGCGCAAGGGATCGACTTCTTGGGGTATGTGACATTCAACGGATCATACTCACTACTGCGCAAGCGCGTCAAAAAGAAGTATGCAAGGAAACTACACAAAGTCAAGTCAAGAAAGAGACGGCGAGAACTGATTGCGTCGTTCTACGGAATGGCCAAGCACGCTTGCTGCCGAAATTTGTTTTATAAATTAACAGGCAAAAAAATGAAATCATTTAAGGATTTGAATGTCGCTTACAAGCCGGAAGACGGCAAGAAGCGATTTGCGGGTGCGGTGGTAAGCATCCGCGAGTTGGTGAACCTGCCCATCGTGGTAAAAGACTTCGAGGTCGGAGTCAAAACCAGCCAGGGCGAAGACCGCTGTGTCGTGTCCATTGAGCAGAACGGCGAGCCAAAGAAATTTTTCACCAACAGCGAGGAGATGAAAAACATTCTCCAGCAAGTGAGTGAAATGCCAGACGGCTTCCCATTCGAGACCACCATCAAAGCGGAAACCTTCGGCAAAGGTAGAACAAAGTACATTTTCACATGATGAACAGAGTAAACGGAGCACAAGGGGTAAAGCTGCTTGAATGCACCAACCCCGTCAAAGGAAAATGGCGCGTCCGCTGGGACGTGCATAACAACGAGGATGGATCTGCCGACTATATGGAGGCTGAGTTCAACGGAAAGCCATCTGAGGATACCATCAAGACCATGGTGTCAGAATGGTTCAACGACCGCACGAACGAGACCATACTTTCTGGCTTCGTGTGGAACGGCATGAGCGTGTGGCTCTCAAACGAGAACCAGTTCAACTACAAGGTGGCATACGACTTGGCTGTGCAGTCTGACGGCAAGACATTGCCGGTCACGTTCAAGTTCGGAACAGACGATGTGCCATGCTATCACACGTTCAACACCATCGAAGAACTGACGGACTTCTATACCAAAGCCATGCAGCATATCCAGGACACACTGGCTGACGGATGGAAGAGCAAGGATAATTTCAATTTGGAGTTATACCGAGACTAAGAACAATCCCTTCGGGGGAGGGTAATAAAAAAGCCCCCGGCCTGTTAAAATAGTCGTCTCACTTACTTTTTTAACCAAAACGCCATACAGCGCACGACCGGGGGCGTATGCCCTCGTTCGCACTGTATGGCTTTATTGTTTTGGTTGCGCAACGCGCTATGTAAGTGAGACGATGCAAAAGTACAAAAAATTTCTGAGAATGAAACTAATAGAGATACTGAATTTGAACAGGGAACTGCTGATTTACTTCCAAAAGGCAGGAATCAGGCTGGACGATGTACAATATATCGACCTATTTAAGGAATACCGCACACTTTCCGCACAAGGCGAGAAGGTGTCATATATCGTGGCAAGGCTCGCCACAGAATACGCCATAAGCGAGCGCAAGGTGTACAGCCTTATACGGCGTTTCAAAACTGACTGCAACCTGCTTGCAGTGTAACGTGGTGGCTTGTTGGTTAGGGAGAGGTGCTGCCGTGTTACCTTTGCACCGTTTTCAAAATCAAAACGGTCATGAACAAATACCATCAAATTTTACAGAAAGTGCTTGCCGAGGGCAAGTGCCAACAAAACAAGAAGGGGAGCATACGCTATCTGCTCAACGAGAGGCTGGTGCTCTCCCCTGCCGACCTGCTCGACATCTTCGAGGGGCACGGCATCGCACGCAAGAAGTTAAGGAATGAGCTGCAGCTTTTCATGCAGGGTGAACGCAACGTGGAGAAGTACCGCGAGGTGGGCATCAACTGGTGGGACTACTGCGGTGCCATTCTCGTAAACTCCTACCCCACCTATTTTGAAAAGTTGCCGCCACTCATTGCAAGAATCAACCGGGAAAAACGCAACAGCAAGAATTATGTGCTGTTCCTTGGTTCCACCGATGCGGAAACAAACCAGGCTCCGTGCCTGTCGCTCGTCCAGTTCCAGATAGAGAACGGCGAACTGGTTGTGTCGGCTTACCAGCGCAGCTCAGACGCGAACCTCGGCTTGCCTGCGGACATCTACCATCTCTACCTTATGGCTCGGCAGATTGACCTCCCGTTGAAGTCCATCACGCTGAACCTTGCGAATGTGCATATCTACGAGAACAACATCGAACACACCATACAACTGCTCGACGGGAACGAGAACGTGAAATTTGAACTGAACGTATAAAACATGAAAAAACAGTATTTATCGGCACCGCTCCCTTTCGTGGGACAGAAGCGCATGTTCGCGCGTGAGTTCATCAAGGTTCTGAAGCAATATCCGGAGGACACGGTATTCGTGGATTTGTTCGGCGGTTCAGGTCTGCTGTCGCACATCACCAAGTGCCAGAAGCCAAATGCCACAGTCATATACAACGACTTCGACGGCTACCGCAACCGCCTACAGCATATCCCACAGACCAACCGCCTTTTGGCTGACCTGCGCAAAATGGTGGAGGCGGAGGGCATACCCAAGCACAGCTGCATCCGTGGCGAGCTGCGCGACCGTATATTCGCCCGACTGGAGCAGGAGGAGCGTGAGGTCGGGTACATTGACTTCATCACCATTTCCGCAGGACTGATGTTCTCCATGAAGTACAAGATGAGCATTCCTGAAATGAGGAAGGAGGCACTCTACAACAACATACGCAAGTCTGACTATCCCGCTTGCGATGATTATCTGGAAGGCATCACTGTTGTGTCGTGCGACTACAAGGAGTTGTTCGCCCGATACAAGGACGTGCCGAATGTGGTGTTCCTTGTCGATCCGCCGTATCTCTCCACCGATGTGGGTACATATAATATGTACTGGAGGCTGTCAGATTACCTTGATGTGCTGACCATTCTTGCCGATCATCGTTTCGTTTACTTCACTTCCAACAAGTCGTCCATCATCGAGCTTTGCGAGTGGATGGGCAGGAATCCGACCGTGGGCAACCCATTCAGAAACTGTCACAAAGTGGAGTTCAACGCCACCGTGAACTACAGCTCGCACTACACGGACATGATGCTGTTCACCGATGCCGCCTGACGGTGTTATAATTCAATTCTGACAACATAATAAGAGCGTTCCAAGCAATCAGCCGGGAACGCTCTTTCTGTTTGATACGGGGCAAATCAGAGCCGTTTTATGGCGACATACTGATATACCTCTATGGTCTCCACGATGTCCTCGTGGTCATGGTTGGTGATGCTCTGCGCAAGGTCAAGTTCTCCGAAGGTTTCGCCCTCCAGGTTGGCAAGCCTCCTGTGGATTCTGTCGGGCAGATCGAACACCTCCAGCGCATCTTCCTTGAACGGACTGCCCTCACTGGCAGCGCCTGCCCAGTCGGTGACGATGTGGAGGGTTATCTGTGGCTCGGCACGGTATTCCACTCCGTTCACTATCGGTTTCCACTGTATCGGGCCGAACTCCACGAACACGGCAGGTCTCTCCCACCCTTCTTCCTGCTCGATGAACTCCACGTTGCGGTTCCACAGGTCGATGTGCTTTATTTCCGCTATCGCTCCGAGTTCCCTGCAAAGGAGGTTATAAAGTTCTTTTCTCATTTTCGCTTGATTTCAAATTCCACATTAAAGTATTCGGTGATGTTCTCCTCCACGATGTCTCGGACGGCCTTTTCCACTTCGGGTGACACGCCCAGGAAACGCCTGCGCGGTATCTTGATGCTCTTGCCCTCTTTCATCAGCGCCATGTACTTCCAGAATTCGGCCTCGGTGCTCAACTGGACGGTACGCTTGTCGTTGCGCCGCTCTCCGTTATTTTTGCGGCCGAATGCGCCTGAAGTCTCGTAATATTTTGCCCAGAAGAAGCGTTTCATCTTCTTCGTCACCCTTATCTCGCCTCCGTCGTTGTGTATGGCCGCATACGGCAGCGTGGTGAAGAACGTGATGCTGTTCTCTGTGGTTCGGCTGCTGATGCTCTGCCGCAACTTGCCGGTGTCTATCAGTATGGAACCGCCCGGCCGTGTGGGGCTTTTCCTGCGCTGCCACGCCTCGCTGAAGAAAGCCTGCCGCTCGAAGTTCCTGTCGAACTCATCGCCCATCTCCACCCTAATGTCGTTTAGGATATTGCGGATAATTTTCTGTATGTCCTGGTTCATCGTCAAAGTCGAATTTTAGAAACGTCTGTGCCTCTTGTGGCACTTCGTTCTTAGGGCCACAAGAGGCATTGAGGAGATTGTAGAAGGTACGCTCACATATACCATAAACAGGATACACGTACCTTCGCCATATCTCGCGGTTGCTGATTCCGCTTTTGGCATGTTGGTCGTATATCCTATTTATGTCTGTGACACGTTTCTGATAGCTTGCTCCTCGCCTCTTGCTCATAAAATGTTTTAGTGTCTGTCTCTTGGTTTATAGGGACGGATGTCATAGCTCATCTTTGCGCTGACGGTTACTCTGCCCGTTCCCTCACATTGGTCACATGTGCATTCTTTGCCAGTCTCCTTGTCGTGGAGACGACCTGTGCCGTAACACTTACGGCACAAGGCCACTTTCGGTTTCTTCTCTACTTCCAGTATCATGTCTCTTCGCTTTTAGGATTCTGTCATTCCGAGCGGTATTGACTTCCACATTCCGTTCTCGTTCTTTATCTCAGCCCTGATAAACTGCTTGCTCACCTCCGGCTGGTAGCTTTCCTCGATGATGCGCACGCCTTCAAGGAAACGCTCATCGCCGGTGTCCTGCGCCACCTTGCGGAGTTGCACGATGCGGCTTGCCTTCAGCGTGCCCTTGGCATCGCGTGCCAACAGGCGAAACACCATATTCACCAACGCCTGTGTCTTGTCGTCGTTGGCAAGGCCGGCGATGTACTCCTTCACGATGGCGATGCCGTCTTCTACGGTGTCACGGTAGCCGTCGGTCACATACACACCGAGCGTAATGCGCTTGTTGCCCTCGGAGTTGGTGAACGTGTGGCTGCGCTGGTCGTCCTTGACCTTGGTCTTGAACAGGTCAGACTTCATCTCCAGTATGGTCTTGAAGTTGTCCATCACCTTTTGCTTGCTGTCCTTGATTTGCTCGCTGATGCCGAGAAGCACGGGGATGGAATGCTCTATCTCCTCGTCCACGAGCTGTTTGTACTCTTCACGCTCGGCCTTGGCTTTCGCCTCTGCCTCTTTCTTGGCTTTCGCCTTTTGGAATGCCCGGTACTCGGCCATCTCCTCCGCCGTCATTTCAACGGTCTGCTTGTTGTCTTCTTTCATTGTCGTAAACTTTTTGTTGATTATTATTTTGATTGTTTATCACTCGTCGTCTTCAGGTTCTGGCCAGTCGCCTTCTTCCAGTTCCTTGTCTATCTCGTATTCAATACACTCAAGAAATTCGATGTACTGGTCACCTTGGAGTTCTCTGTATGCGATGCCATGAATGTATTCCATCACACGCTTCACTTTCTCATTCATGCCTCACCTCCATTTCCAATTGGTACCATCATGTATTCCACTTGTGGCTGTGCTGGAGGTGTCGGTTCTTTCTTAGGTTTCAGACCTCCCTTGCGCTGGATGGAGCGGAGCTTCACCGATAGCTGCTCCAATTCCTCATTACTTAGTTGGGAGAACACCTTGCCGGCAATACGCTGATCCTGGCAAAATGCGTTGATGCGTGTCCAGTCTGTTGTATCGATGCCGAGCTTCTGCATCAACCTCAAGCACTGGCTTCGATGCTTGCGCTGTACGTCCTTGGCGGTGCGTATCAATTTGGCTGTAACACCTTCGAGCTTGTCGCACATCATGTCGTACTCCTTACGGGTCATTTCCCTAAGCGAAGTGGTACGTCCATTAGTGAATTGACTCACCACTCCTTCCTTGAACTCATCGCCAAGCTCCTTGGTGGCAAACTTGTAGCTCTTTTTGAGTATGCCATAGAAGCGTGCGAAATTGGTTACTTCCTGTGCCATATCTATTTCATTTTCGACAACCTTATTCTTTCACTTAACACCTTCAAATTACATTCAGGACAACACTCACCCTCATCTTTCAATGGATGAGGATTGTTTCCATAGCCGATTTGGGTCTTACCGCAAAGGCAGCAGGTGTATTCACGAACATTGTTCTCATGACCTTCAAACATCACTTTAATGCCACACGAACTGGCAACATCCAGTTCCAGTTTTGCTCCCTTGCTCAATTCCCAGCCTTGCAGCATATAGATGCAATCACACTTCAAAAGCAGGGCAATGTCCACTCTCATGTGCTCCATCCAGTGAGCATCCTGCGAAACGCCATTTTCAAATGGGTTCACCGGCTCGTAACCTTTTATGGAGAGATAGCGTGCCGCATGGTCAAAGGTTGCCATACGCTCTTTAAGGTCGTAGTGGGCTATCGCTCCGCTGATATAAACTTTCTTCTTCATCTCAGTTATGTTTAGTTGTTAGACTTGTCATTATAAACCTCCACGGCTTTCTCCGCCCAGATGGTGTAATATTCGCTCACGTTGCCTGAATAGCGTCCTTGACAGTAGGCCCTGAAGCCTTGCGTTCTCACCTTCACACCAGCTGCGTATTTCAGTCTGATGGCAGGTTTGCCGATTGGTTTGCCTTTATCCTCTTGGCTGACGAAAATGAAGGTCTTGCGCTTGAAACGGTCTATCAGTGCCCTGGTCAGTGAATATTCCCACCCTGCTTCGTATGCGTACTGGTAACTGTCCACGATGATAAACTTGGCACTCTTGGGTTTCGCCAGGCGTTCTTCCAATGACTTGATGTCGCCATCGGTAATGAGGCGGAACGAGCCTTGAACGTCAGTCATCTTGAATTGGGCAAGCCGTCGTTGCATCGACAGGCCAACGCCCTCTTCCAAGGACACATACAACACGCTACCTATACCGCAGAGCATCTTGGCAAACTGCATAACGAAGGAGCTCTTGCCACTGGCACTGGGTCCGCTGATAAACCATGTATCGCCCTCTTCTGGCTGACCGAACACGTCTTTCCATTGTCCTTCAAATGGTAGTGCCTTACACTTGATATTCTCCACATCCTTGGGGCTGTATGCTCGCTTTGCCATATCACTTACTCACGTTTTATTTCTTTCTTCCACTTGACTTGTAGCACCACCCGAGAAGGCGATTAAATGGCAGCCCTATGCCATGAATGGACCTCATTAGGCAGAAATCACCTTCTTCGTCAACTTCACCATTACAATAGCCATAATATACCTGTCCGTTATCCATCACAAAGCAGGCTTCCCGGTTTTCGTCTATTTTTTCCAGTTTCTCTGGGCTTTTCAACACTCTGCGACTTCCATCTGTGAATGTCACTGTTATCTTTGTTTCCATATTACTATACTCTTTTTAGTTTCTCAATTTCCGTATAAACTCGTCTCAGTCCACCACCCGACTTGCGCACCAAGGTAGCAATATCCGCACCTTCTGGGGCGTTCACCTTTGCCACCACGCTCGCCTGGCCTTTCAGGAACTTCTCACGCTCCTTGCTGTCGTCGGGCGTTACCTTCGAGTAGCGGTCACCGTATCGGCTGAGCATCTCGGTATAGCCCACTTTCTTGCACTCAATGGAGCGATTGATTTTGGCTTTCAGTCCGTCCGCACCCATCATATACCAGGCGCAGCATCTTTCTGTAGCGTTCCACAAGGCTTTGAGTTCCAGGAATGCCTCATACTGCAAATCGCCAGCCTCGTCCAGAATGATGAGTGGGGTGTCGATTGAGCGCAAATAATAAACCAAATCCTCGTACACGTCGCTGTATCTTCCATTGCTGCCAACACCAAACTCAGTGGCTATCTTGCGCACCAGCTTCAGTTTGGTCTTCACTTGGGAGCAATCTACATAGATGGCATTGCGGTGGCACTGCACATAATAGCGTGCCGTGAATGTCTTGCCAATGTTGGGTATATCACATAGTATCGCACTCAGTCCGCTCTGTTGGCTGAACTCCAGCTGCTTGGTGATATATTCGAAGGTGGCGGTGCGTGCTGGCTTCCATTCAATGCCTCCTCTGAGGTTCACACCCAGTCTTCGGGCGATGGTTATCCAGTTGGCTTCGCTCAGTGCCTTGTCTGTCTGACCATTCTTGATGGCGCTATATACCGAGGTGCTGATGCCCAATGAAGCAGCGTGCTTGGCATCGCTCGGATAGTTCGTGCGGTTGGTGGCTATAGCCTCCAATATCCGCTTCTTGTTCTCATTCGTTATCATGTCTCACGTTATTTTAATTGTATTCTAATATCATTCTATAAATCTGCCAACGGGTCAGAAATGTGGTAGGTCACTTCCATTTCCTGCTCGCTTTCCATCGGTGGAAGTTCAAGCGGTGGCGGTGGTGCAGCCTCTTCTGAGTGTTCCGGCTTGGATATGCCAACAGTTGCAATGGCGTTCTTCTTCACGTATGCGTTGAATGCTGCTATCTTCTTCTGCTGGTTCACGAATATCTCCTTGTCCTCGTCAGTCTGCTCCGCATCGGCAGTGTTGAACGTGCCCACGTCCTCGAGCTTGTCGATAAGGCGGTCGTTCTGGAAGATATAAACATCGGTTGCGTTGCCGTCCTCATCGGTCAAATAGTAGGCATCCACCTTGTAGTTGTTCGGATCGAGACGTTCCATCACCTCGGTCTTGCTCAACCACCAGTCCTTATACGCCACTCTGCAGTAGCTGTTCCTGCGTATGGAGGTCTCTGTGTGCTCGCCGATAAAGCGTGCCCACACCGATTTGTCCATTGGCTGAAGCGTTGGGCTCATATTGGCTTCAAGCACTTGCCAGCGTGTCCTGCCGGGGTATTTCTTCTGGTTCGGGTGGAGGGTATTGTTGAACTCCTTGATGTCACGGATGTCATCAGCAATCAGTTCTTCCCATGTGTAGTACTGTTTGTCCTCATAGGTGTCATTCTTCTCATCAAACACCTTCTTGGCCTCCGTGCGGTAGTGTCTGTCTTTGGCATAGAAGCGTCCGATGCCGAGATGGTTTCTATGCTCCACACGGCGTTTCTTGGCACCGTTCATCGGCTCAGCGTATTTCTCTTGGGAGTTCATCGGGGCGCAGAAGCGCACAAATGGGAACAATACTCCTGCCTTCAGGAAACTCTCTTTCCACTGACTCATCAAGTGGTTCTCCACCTCAACCTGTGCCGGGCAACCCCAGCCCTTGCTTTCTATCAGTCGGAACATCGAGCGGAAGCAGTCGGCAACCAGGTCCACGTTCTTGTTGCGGTTGTAGGCGTAGCCCACCACGCACTGGCTTGTGACATCGTAGGCGTAGTATGCCTTCGGCCTTGCCTTGGTATCCTTCAGTTTGCGTGGGAGGTCGCGGTCATCGAATGAAATCTTTGAGAACGAGAACTCAGGCGCATGGCGGTGAACGTGTGGCATCTGCTCGTGCATGAATGTGGTGTAAGAGTCAAGCGAGTGTTCAATAAACAGTCGGTTCTTGGGCTTGTTAAGATAGTTGGTGATGGTGCTTTCGCTCAGCGACTTCGGGTCACCGTTCTTGTCGGTCCACTCGCTTGCGTCGAAAAGTTCACCGGTCTCTGGGTCATACACGTCCAGCTCCCCGCACACAAACGAGTTGTACAATTCCCAAACATTGGTATTGAACGGCTTGTTGGGTAACACGGCTATCGACAGAATCAAACGCTCGGTACGGTAATCCACCTTACGACTTGTCTGATTACCGAACTTTCGGCTGATGAGACACTGGTATCCGTCACGCTGATACTCGTTCACCTTCTTGCGGAAGCGCAACATACTTGCAGGCAATGTGTGCCCGGTCTTCATACGGTAGCCCTCCACAGCTTGCGACATCATGCTCCAGTCATACTTCTGGCCCATCGTCTTCTGTATCGCCTTGGCGTTGTTGTAGAGTTTGATACAAGCATTCAGCACGCTGGCGTTGGTCACATACTCCTTCACATGAGCATCGGTAGCGTGGTCGTGTCCGCACTGGTTGCGCCAGTCGTTGAAATATGCGACAGCTGCCTGGTCCACCTCGTAGTTGGCATCAAGCCAGGCAAGCAGCACCTCAAGCGACGGGTCCGGATAAATCTCCTTGAGTTTGTCTTGATAAGCATCGGGCAGACTGCTAACCGCGATGAGCGCATAGCCGCCTCTTCCACCACGACGCACCACCTCCATTTTCTTGCGTGCAACGAGTTGACAGTAGTTGCTATTTGTCATAACACCACCGTCCACCAATTCACGCATAGAAATGCAAAGTCTGTTATCGTGGTACTCCATACTTACTCCTCCTTATCTCAATTCACTTGCAAACTTTTGGATATTCTCAATATCCGAGAACATAACCTGCTCATAATGCTTAACTTTCACTCCTTTGAAGAAGACATCTCCGCTATTGTCATTGCGGCTAAATTCCAACATTGCCCCATTTGGCAAATATTGTCGCATATAGCCATCATAGTCATGGAATGTTTCCATCGCTGGCAACTCGTTCATCAATATGCCGAAATTTTCAAAGGCAGCCTTGCGTATCTTGTTGGCAAGTGTGCTTTCACTCTCAAAAGTCAGAGCCTTCCATACCATTACGGAAGAAACGCCGAATATTTTCATCAGGCGTTCACGAACCTCTTTTGTTACATGAATGTACTTTTTCATATCTCACTTGTTTTAATTATTAACATATTGGTGGAGCTTGGGGAGTCGAACCCCACATGGCTATCCAGCGCACGGCAAACCTGCCACTCCTGCGGTCTTTCCCGCGGTCATCCGAGGCCAACCCTGCCGACTATCCAGTGCGGTGGCTGACTATCCAGTGCAGCACCCAGGGTCTCCGTGCTATCCTGCAATCATTTTACCTCGTTTATCTTCGGTCTAACGCTACATCCGTAGCAGGACATCAGCCGTCTTATCAATCTCGCCACATAACATTCTGGTGCTGTAAATACGATGCCGTCCTCTTCTGTGTAGCTGAAACTAACACCATCCATTATCAGAACCATTGCCACCTTGTGCTTCACGCTCTGCGTCTGCCACTCCTTTAATTCGTTGTCATTCATATTCTTTAATTGCAAATATTCGTTATTCTCGGTCATTTTTCGTACCTTTGACCACTCGTTAAAATATTAACACGTTGCAAAGATACAGATTTTCTGTAATTCGGCAAAATAAAATCCAGAAAAAATGAACAATACGGACCCATTTTTACAGAAAGACCATATAGATTACCGCTTTGTTAGGTCTGTCCAAGAGCTTTTAGACCAAGGCATAGCGCATACACAGGGGGAAATAGCGCAAGAACTTGGGGTTAAAACAGCCAAGTTTTCAGAAATCATGAACGGACGTATGCACGTCGGGGTTGACATGCTTGCCATAATATCCGAGGTTTATTTGGTAAACCCAGAATGGCTACTTACGGGACGAGGTGAACGGATTTTTAGGAGCTCATCCATATTACCCGCCCGTTCCGAAGGGGAGAGAGAGGATACCAATCATCCCTATACCTTTGAGGACGAAGAAGAAATTATGCAACAACGCATCAAGAATGTAGAAGAAGAGGAGAAAAAAGAACAAGAAAAATACACAGCTCCAACTCTACTAAACCTAATCGCCGAAAAAGATAAACAGTTACTCGCCCAAGCAGAAGATATTGGTCGCCTCAAAGAGCAAATACGACAAATGACCATTGAAAAAGAAAAACATGTATTGGATGCCGACACTTCAAATATTGCAAGTGCCGGGTGAATCCATTCCATATCATTATAGGTAGCAAGCAATAACACCATACTTATACCCCTCCAACACCATTCGTGTACCATTTGGAGGGGTGTACCCCCTCTTTCGGGGTTCATTCTATGTAAGAATCCTCATAAATACAAGGTTTTAGCCCGATCCGCACCCATTTTACCAATATCACAAATGGGTAGTTTCCCCCACCCTATCCCTTAAAACCATCCTTTTCCCTCCCCCTCTATCCTACCCCCGAAAACCCCGAATGTGTAATTCCTATTTCCGTATTTTGTAATTCCTATCTGTAATAGCATTTGTAATTCCATTACAGGTTTTCTGTATTCGGAGCACAAAAAAAGGGAGGCCAATCGACCTCCCAACCAACAACCGTCCAAACGGCCTTTTATTTGCGTTCTAACGCCATAAAAACACCAGCCTAATCATCTGCCCCACGAGAGCATGAAATAAGCGTAGATTGCTTGATTATAGCGCGTTTCGTGCATAATGTACCATTGCCAGACAGCCCGGCATGAAGCAAATAATTCTTCGTCGCGCCGATCTGTTCAGCCGTCAAAACCGTATAAACCGCGGAAATGCTGCTAAAGTACCAGTCTTTCCGCCTCGTTCCATCTATATTGTGCAGCAGATGCACATGTATTACCTTTGCCATATTCACTCGTTTTGTTTCTGCAAATATACCAAATAATCATTATATGGAATAATTTCGCAATATAAAAATTCAGAAACACCATAAAAAAAGTGGCCTCAGCCACCATTCTACCCCACCCCAACACAACACCAACCACCAACAGAAACGCAATATAAACCACCCGTAAGCACCATGTAAACCACAGGAGCCTCAACAAGCCCCAAAAGTAAACCAAATGTAAGCCTATGTAAACGCTTCGTTTTACGCCGTCATTTCAGCCACACACGCCTAACTCGTTGAAACACAAACCTCTCACCCATTTTTCAGCCGACCGACTCATTTACGCTTCGTTCTGTGCCCCATAAAATATGAGAAAGAATTGGTATTAGCCATTTCTGAAAAAGAAACTATTGAACGGAAATTAAATTCATATAAAGAGCAAGAAGCAACCTTTACTGAATTTAAAACCCATCTGGCTAATACTAAAATTGATGCTCTTAGTCACATAACTAACGAGTTTCTGGAGGCCATTGGTAGTGACATTCG